TCTTCGTTTGGATCTAATTGTTCTGCATCCTCTTCTTTTTCTTTGTAGCCAAGTCCTTCAACTAACTTAGCAACATTATCGTTCATTTCATTTATAGGTTTAGATAACCTATAAAGTCTTTGTTGAGTTACGTCTGTGTTTTTATCTATGAATCCTAGTTTAGGAAAATAATTCTTTCCTATCTCTAGGAAACCAGACATCAGTTTTAATTGATCTACAATTACATTTTCGACATCCTTTAACCCTTCATTCATTGCATTTGTTTCAGCGGCACCCGCACCACCTGTAGTGGTAGTGGGTCTGCCTTTTCTTGGGTCTGTGTTAGGAGTCGGTAAAGCCATCTATTACTTCTTAGAGTTAGTATCGTGTTCTTTTGCAGCTGAGTTTACATATAAACCGAACCAAGCAGCACCAGCACCAACTAAGATACTAATTAAACCTGATTGTTCCATTGTAGGAGCATCTAACTCCATAAACCACATTGCTGCATAGTATACTAATACAATATAAACTGTTAAAAAAGCTCTTGGCCAAATTCTCCAAGCATCAATTGTACGTGCTAAGTGCACCCACTTCTGCCATGGATTAACTGTATCATTTGCTTTAAGGTCTCTGATCTCGTCTTTCAGAGCTGCGTTTTCTTGTATCATTTCCATGAACTTAGATAAGTCCATTTCTACTTCATTACGACTCATGTCGCCTTGAAATCTATCGTCTGCCATGTTATCTCCTGTAGCGGCCAGGACTATACTGCCTGAACCTTTGTTGTCTTCTAGGCTGCATCTTTTGACCAGCCTTCTTAGCTTCCATCCTTTCCTTTTCTGCCTTTAAGTGTGCAGACAACATAGCAACATAAATCTCACGTTCGTAAGGAATGAGGTTTTCAACCTCCGTTATACTATATTTATGATGCTGAACCAGTGCGAAGATAACTTCGTAGTAGTTTGCGAGCGTATTATGGCTCAGCAATACTAAAAAAAATCTTGTATGCCTCTCAGCGTAATTTTTCTATCTTTACCATTCTTATTAACATATGTTAATTCATGTGTTAATGTTGGAGCAGATTCAAAGAATTCTTTGATGTGTTCAAAGGTCTTAATATCCAGTGAAGAAAGAAAATCAATAGCTTCTTGAATTGTAAAGTCATCGTATACAGTATCTTTATCTGTAACTTGTACTAAACAATGTGCAAGTAGCTGAAACATATCATCAGAACTAGCATCATCTTCTTTCAAACCATCCATTGATACTCCAGCTTTCTCCATAATACCAACAGTTGGATCTTTCATCTCAACCATTAAGTCTCCGGCTGCAAATGTTTTGCTTCTGTCTGGGTTAATTGTTGGTTCGACATCATCAATGTTTATTTCAAAATCATAAACATCACCATCTTCATTATCTTTATATTTTAGTTTAACGAGATTGTTAACTGATTTAGCTCTTAAATGCATAAACAGATATTCCATATCGCAAACTGTTAAATCTCTTGCATCAAAATTCTTAGGCGACAATACTACGTCCTCTAATAAATTTATCATTGCGTTTAGTTGTTCACCTGCATTTCCTTCCTTACCTACTAGAAGAACTTTTTCTTCTTTAACTAGGAAAGGTCTAAACTTTACTTTCTTTTGAAGTACAGGTAGTGTTATTTCAAACTCTGGCTGAGTTACTTTTGGTAGTGCCATTATATTTCTCCATTATTATCCTCTTCCACCAATTGCTCGACCGAAGTTCTGAGCATTTGATAAAATATTTATTGCGTCACCTACATTATTAGGTGTCTTTATACTTGATTGTAGTGCTGTAGCTGTTTGTCCTATTCTTAACAATTGTTCCATTGGTGTCAATGCTCTGTTAGCAAATACACTTGGATCCTGACCTTCAGGCAGGTTGTGCATTTCTGATTCCCAATTTCTTAACTGAAAGTTAACTGTCACCCTAGCAATCTCATCATTTTGTCCCCAGCCCAAAGTCACATCACCGAGCTGAGAAGGCCAACATTCATATGCTGTTAAAGTATTTATCTTGTTGGCATTCATGTCAAAAGTTTCTATTCTCATAGTGGTAACATAATCTTTACTATATGCTATCTCACCAAATGCAGCTCCTGTTGCTCCATTGACAACATTATCAACTGCTTTACCACCTTGACCCATGTTTACAATATTAGTTGTCCATGCTTGAAAGAAATCTAAATTTCTACCTTGAGCATCTAGCATAAAGCTAGCTGATATCTCTGAAGGTATAATAGCTGATGGTCTTCTATCAAAAGGACCAATACTATTTCTTTTATGATCGATAGGTATTAATGATGCACCAGGCATGTTTACATTATCACAGAAAAACTGTAATTGTTGAACTGTATCTGATTTAACCCAAGGTCCTGGCGGTGTATCTATTGTAACAAGGAATCTATTTGCTCTGGCAAAACCATTTGATTGCTGCATTGCTGCAGTAAATGATCCAATATTAAATGAACCAGGAGATTGACCAGGAGAACCTGCATCATTGTCTCTTACACCTACTGATTCACTTCCAGCTCTAGGTTTCTCTAAACCTTTACCTTTTGCTAAGTTAAATAAATCTTTTGCTATGTCTATTGCTTTTGCCATTATCGTTTTGCTCTTGTTCTTTCAGACTTCCTTCTAGTTCTTCTTTCTTGCATAGAATCCATCCATACTCTATTTATGCCTGACTTACGTATTCTATGGATAGGTAACATCATTATTGTGTCCCAACCTATTGGCGGAACATATAGATATTGGCCAACTACTTGTCTATAATCATATCTTTTCCAACAAGGTAGAAAGCCTCTCATGTTCATTCTCTTTTGCATAAACTCAAAATTTATCCTTTGCACATTCAATCTAGCTCTTATAGATTGGCCTATTTCCTTTGCTTGAACATTATCAAATAGAACAAATGGATATATTGCATCCATTAATTCAGCTCTTAATTCATATGGTAGATAATGAAAGTTAAGCATACTGAAGTATCCTTTATCTGGTCTTACATTCATTACTATACCAACAGGGAACATATCATAGTATGGTAGTTTATCTTTCATCTTAGGCATGTACTTAAACATATACATTCTGCCTGGTAGTAGTCTTTTAGTTCTATTAGCACCTGCTAATATGCTTTGAGGTCTAGCATCTCTCTCTTGTTCTGCTAATTCTCTCAGTCTTTTTACCGGATCTCCCTCTTCTTCTTTATAGAGTTGCTTCATAGACTTGAATTCCATATCGAATTCATCGCCTACTAAGTTAAGTAATTTCTCGAAAAAGTATGCTGGCATTAGATAACTCCTAACTCATCTTGTGTCATTATCATCCATTTCATGCCTCTATTCTTACAATATTCCTCTGCAACTTCGAATTTTCTTTGGTTAATTGCGAATCTATACATCTCTGATAAGTATTTTTTTGTTTGTCTTTTCTGCTTTGGCGGTGGTTTTAAGTGCTGTTTAGGCTTTACTTCTATCACCATTTGCTCGCCATTATTCTTCTCAACCCAGAAATCAGGGAAGTATCTATGCATCTTTCTATCAATTGGACTGCGATATGGTATGCAAAATTCTTCAGAAGACCACCTTACTATCTGATTGTGTTCATCTAAATACTTCATGAGCTTGAACTCCCACAAACTTCTATAAATAATATTAGTGGGGTCACCTCGATACTTGTCGGGGTTGTTAGGAATAAATTTTCCGCTATAAGCCATGAGGGTATTTATTAAATGTACGTAGGAAGATATAAAAAAAATAGTCAAGGAGGTAATTCTCCTAATGACATCATAGATTCAAAGTTAAAAGTAGGTGGAAGTTTATTCTTCCCAGAAGACATTGGTGTACATCAATTCATGATGATATTCCATTCATATAACTTTGATGCAGAAAAAAGTGTAATGAAAGAATCTATTGTTCTTCCAATTCCTTCAGCTATTACAGACAAATATGGTATGACATATAACTCACAGGATCTAAAAACATTAGGTGCTGCAGGAGCTACTTTTGCTGATGACGTATTAGATAGTTTTAAGAAAGCAGGTACACCAGAAGGTGAAGCAAAAGAAGCAGATAGAAAAGCAGGATTAGATATCAATGCACTAACAGCTAAACTTGGAACAGGAGCAGCAGCTGCTGCTAGGGACTTCTTACCAGATGAAGTTGAGAATCCATTAGCTATTGCAACAGGTACAATTTCTAATCCACATACATCGCTATTGTTCAGTTCAGTAGCATTGAAGGTTTTTGACTTTAACTGGAAACTATATCCAAGGTCAGTAGAAGAATCTAATATGTTAAAAGAAATAATTAGAGTTATCAAAATGAGATCACATCCATCATTTACAGGA